ATAATTAAATTTATTAAATTATATTGTATAAATAAAAAAATAATGTTATACTTATACAAAAAGTAGGAAAGAGGTAAGTTTATGAGAAGAAACAAATGGAAATACGCATTTCACGGGGGGGAAGTAATAAATTACCTCATAATTCCTTGTTTTTCAATAACTTCTATATTTTGTTACTCGTAATTTACTCTAATTCTCTAAAAGAATCTTGATATATCGTCTACAAGTTTCTTTTTTGTTTGCTTACTTATTGAGCCATAAGTGTCTATTGTAGTTTCAATATTTTTATGTCTTACACGATTTTGAATAACATACATTTCATATCCTAATTCTTGCATTAGAGCAACTCCTGAGTGTCTTAAATTATAAATAGGTATTTCTGGAAGTTTAACATCAGACTCATTGCAGTACTTTTTAAATAAACTTCTTATTGTGTTAGCTCCATAAGTTTTTTTAGGATTTCTTGGATTAAAGAAGAGTGGAGTATCTTCTGTAAACTTTATATTCATATTTTTTTCAACCCATTTTTTATATTCTATAATTTCATCGATAATCGATTTTGGAACATCTATTATATCAGTAGAGTCATCTGTTTTAGTTTGTTCAACAATCGTACCATCGTGCTCTGCAGTGGCACTAATTATAATAGAGTAATTTTCATAATTAATTTTTTTATCTTGTAAAGCACGTACTTCACCAATTCTAGAACTCATAGCATAATCTAAAGAAACTACAAGATATATTAATCTAGATTTGTAAGCACAAAGTATATCTTCATTATTAAAATCTTTCTCTGCACTTTTTTTAAAGCTTTTTACATCGGTAGGACTCCAAGTAATGTGAATTATTCTTGTCTTTTTAAACTGTCTTATTTCTTTGGCAGGAGACTCAAATATAATTTTTTGGTCAACTAACCAATTGAAAAAAGATTTTATAGTTTTAAATGCAGAATATTTAGAAGAGTTTTTGTGACATTGCTTATCAATTTGTATTTTTATTTCTAGTATATCATCCTTTGTGACATCAATAACTCTTTTATTTAATATATTAGACATATAATTATCTCTTGCTGAACGTTTATTTTTTAAAGTATTTTTATTTAGTTTTTTATTAAATTCAGCATCGTATAAGTATGCTTCAAATGCTTCTGATACTAAATCTTTATTATTAATTGATAATGATACCTTTTTTATTATCGAAGGATCTTGTTGTATTCTTCTAGCTATTTTAATATCTGTTATTTTAGCTCCAGATTTAGTACCATCAATAGTACAAATTGAAGTTCTTATACCTTTTGAGCAAATATCTACAATATAATTCTTATTTTTTATATTTCTCCAAATGCCTGGATATTTAGTTTTTTCATAAATCTTTTTATTCATTTTATTCCTCCTATTATTGCTTAATTTTTTTTTATTTGCTATAATAAGATTGTACGAAAAAAAGCTTATCGTTGCGTGATTAGGTTTTAATTTGTACAACTCTTATTAGAGTTTTGACTTCGTGTTGCAGCACGAGGTCTTTTTTTTTATTTTGATGTCATATTCATTAGCTCATTTTTAAATTTTTCAGGATTTTCTAAAAGTTCATATTTGTATTCATCTGTGAATACTTTAATTTTTAAATTACCATAATTAAATAAAATTCCAAATAATCCTTTAGAAATTGATACTGTTGTAATTTTATTGAGTGGGGCATCGAGTGTTTTAATATTAATTAATCCTTTTTTTCCTATTAGCCTTTTATTTGTTATTACTAATTCTGTAGTAAAATATGAAATTAGATAACTAAGTAATTTTTCTATTGCTATAACAAAAATAATAAAAAATATACCTATAACAATTACTATAGTAGCACTATCATATTTATTTATATTTATTGGTAAGAAACCAATAATTATTAAAATAACTAATAATATAAGATTTTCTATAATAGGAAGAAAATTTAGTTTAGCTTTATAAATAATCTTTTCTTCTTTTATTAAATTGTTTTCTACATATTTCATAGATACACCTCCAATCTAACACCTATATTAAAAATACCTGTACTAGCATATTTTTAACCTAATTCATTTAAAATAAATTTGATATATTCATCTGCTTCATCTTCAATATCTTCAATTTTAAATTCTAATAATTTCTTTTTTTTATCCAAATGATGTAATTCTAAATGAGCAAATTCATGTAGAATAGTCATTTTTTTCTTTTGTTCTGACATATTCTGATTTACTGTTATAATATTTTGATTTTTATATTTAAAAATAAATCCATAAACTTTTTTAGGAAGATTTCTATATAATAATATAATATCATTATAGTTTATATAGTCATCTTGAGTTATTTCACCTAATAATAAACTTTGTAACATACAATATCACTCCAGTTTTTAAGTACGATACTGCTGTACTTATTTTTCATCATTATCAATTTTTCTTTTGATAGCGTCTATAACACTTATTACTGCAATTTTATCTTCATCGGTTAGCTCTTTAGCTTTAGAAAAAAGAAGATTATCTATTTCGTTATTCGGTTGTTTTAAAGCTTCTTTGTTAAAATCTAATAAATAATTAGCATCAACTGAAAGAATTTCACATAAAGCACTTATTGTATCAGGGTCTGGTTTATTTATGCCATTTTCCCAATTAGAAACAGAAGTATTTCCAACTATAATATTTTTATTTTTTAATGCATCAGCTAATTCTTTTTGATTTATACCTCTTAAAGTTCTAGCTTTTTTTATATTTTCTCCTAATGGCATATATATTACCTCCTTTCATTAAAATAATACCACAAAAATTCTAATTAGTAAATAATATTTTTCAGTAAAACTGAATTTTTTTTCAAAAAAAGTATTGACAATACAGTAAAACTGAAATATAATGAATACAGTTCCAGTAAAACTGGAACAAGATTAGAAAGGAGTAAATATGAAAGTATATGAAAAATTAAGAGATTATATAGATAGTCATGGCATTAAAAGAGAATATATATCAGAGAACAGTGGTATACCGTCTAATGTATTAAGTCCTATTTTAAATGGAAAAAGAAAATTAGAAGTTGAAGAATTTCTTTTAATAATTGGTGTATTAGGTATAGATGCAAATACAATTATAAATTATGAATGCAAGAATTTAAAACAATTATAAAGAAACATCAAATAAATAAAAATCACGCAACGGTAAGGAGAAATTTATGGAATTTTATACAGCAAAAAAATTAAGTGAATTAACAGGATATAGTGATAAGAAGTGCTATAAGATAATAGCACAAATGAATGAGGAATTAAAAAAACAATATCCTAATCAAATTATATTTCCAGCCAAAATCCCAATTTGGTATTGGAAAGAAAGAACACAACCAATTAAGTTAGAGAATAAAGAGGAGAATGAAATATGAAAAAAGTAGCAAAAACCAGCAAAAAAGTAGCAGATGTAGAGTTAGATAAAGATATACAATCTGCAATTGAAAGACAAAGTCGTGAAGGATACAACGAATATGTTACAGCGAGAGAGATTGCAAGAGATAAAAAGAAAAAAGAGCAAAAGGAAGAAAAGTTCTTATCAGTATTAGTAGTTATATGTATCATCATAGTTACTATTATGACAATGATATTAAGTTGCAAGCTTACTGAAAAAGCAAGAAAAAACTGTATCCAGGCAGGACACAGTGAAAGTTATTGTTATGAGAAACTATAAGAAAAGAAATGCATCGGAAAACATTTCTATAGTTAATTATAGCAAATATAGAAATAAAAATCAAATTGGAGGTAGCGGATGAAAAAAGACAGTTTCGTATTTTATATGTCACAATATGACGCTATTAAAGATTTATCAAATGAGCAATTGGGAAGACTATTTAGAGCATTATTTGAAAATCAACGACAAAACAACTTAAAAACAACTGAAAACAACGTTGTTTTAGATAATGATATAAAAATCGCTTTTAACTTCATAAACAACCAAATGGTTGTAGATAATGAGAAGTATTTAAAGAAGTGTGAAACGTTGAGAAATAATGCCAAAAAGGGTGGAGCACCTAAAGGCAATCAAAATGCAAGAAAACAAAAACAACCAAATCGAAAAAAAAACAACCTTAATGATAATGAAAATGAACATGTTAATGTAAATGGTAATGAATATGATAATGGTTTATTATTAAATACTACTACTATATATTCTTATATTGAAGAAAATTTTGGAAGGACTTTAAGTTCTCTGGAATTTACACAAATTGATGAGTGGTTGTTGTCATTTGAAGAAGACATTATCAAATATGCAATTAAGATAGCAGTTTTTAATAATGTTAAAACATTTAATTATGTTGATGGAATTTTAAAAAACTGGCAATCTTGTAATTATAAAACTTTACAGGAAATAAAAGACGCACAAAAAAAGAAGTCAAGTAATTCTAAAGGTGAAAAAAAAGAATTGTTTGATTATGATTGGTTAAACGATTAAGGAATGAAGAGGTAATTTTATGAAAATAAAATTGTTGATAGATAAAGATAAATTAGAGATTTTAAAGAGAAACAATCTTGAAATGAATAAAAACACAACAAGAGATTTTATTTCAAAGGCTATAGGTAAAATAAAAATTGGAGAATCTACTTTTAATTGTGAATATAAAATTATGTGCATAAAAGATATTTTCTATGATGATATTAGATTTCAAAAAATTTTAGGCAGAAAAGCTATAGTTAATGTAATTAGGCAATTAACAATAATAAAAGTATCTGGAATGTGTTTATATTACGAAAAAATATTAAAAAGCATATTAAATCAAGAGAAAGTGTTAATCAATGATACTTATTATTATTCAACAAAACCTAATTTAAAAATAAAAGACAATATAATATATGCAGATTTTGAATTTATAGAGTGTTAAGAGGTAATATATGAAATTTATAATAAAAAGAATAAAAAACGATACATATTTTAACAAACATATAGCAGATAACGTAAATCATTGGACTTATAAAGAAGAAGCAAAAATATTTAAAACAGAAACAAAAGCTAATGAAACAATTAAAGAATTTAATTTAAAGAATGTAGAGATTGAAAAGGTGGTTTAAGGTGAGCAAAACAAAATTGTTATTTAATTTATACAAAGATGATGCTATTAAAAATACTCAAAAATTTAGAGATGAAATATCGACCAAGTATAGGCTTAACATAAGAGAAACAACAGAGATATTTACTAACATTGTCAACTATCAAATAAATAAGTATGGTTGTCAATTAGGCAAATACTTAAGGTGATTGGATGGAAAATGAAGTTTATGAGTATTTATGTAAAAATCATCTAGGTAAAGATAATTTAATCAAAAATAAAGATTTAAGAAAAATATTTAACATAAATAGTGACAAATCTATGAGAAAAGTAATACAAAATATCCGTGAGAGCGAAGAATATCCAAAAATTATAGGAAGTGTATCAGGTATAAACGGTGGCTTTTTCACTTGTGTTACTGAAGAAGAAAAAGATGCAACAATAAATAACATTAAGCATAGAGCAGGTAAGATGTATCAGATGTGTCATATTTTGGAATGGAAGAGAGGTTTATAAAATGGAAGACAATAAAATAACATTTGAAGATATACAAAAGGCAAACGAAACAATAAAACCAATTTCTATTGAAAGAGTTAATAAAGAAACTGGTAAAAAAGTAATAAAAAAATATGCAGAAGTAAATCAAAGAATTAGAGCTTTTAGGACAGTTTATCCTACAGGTACAATAGAAACTGAATTGATAAAAGATGAGAATAATGTTTGTTTATTTAGAGCAAATATTTATGATAATGATAAATTGTTAGCCACAGCAACAGCCAAAGAAGAAAAAACAGCATCATTTATAAATAAAGCTAATTATATAGAAAATTGCGAAACAAGTGCAATAGGTAGAGCATTAGGAATGTGCGGATTTGGAATAGATACATCTGTGGCCAGTGCAGAAGAAATACAAAATTCAATTCAAAAAGAAGAAAAAATAGAACAAGAATATAATTTACCAATGACAGAAGAACAAATATTTATTATTGCAAATTTAGAAGAAAAATATAAAGAGCAATTAAGAAAATTTTACAATAAAGATATTTTAGACTTAACTAAAGTAGAAGCTGAAACATCAATAAATAGTTTAAAAACTAAAGGTGTAGAGATAAAAACTAGAAAAGAATTAGAATTAGATAGAAAAAATGAAGAAGAGGTTTTTTAATGAATGAAATAAAAGAGAATGAATTACAGTTAGTAATTGCAAATAAAGAATTAGGTAGCTTAACTACAAATGCAAAAACAATAAAAGAAAAAGTAAAAGAATTATTACCAAATTATAAGGCTGACAACTATGATGAAAGCAATATAGAAAAAGCAAAAGATGATAAAGCTATGTTGAATAAAACAAGTAAAGTTTTAAATGATGAAAGAATTAAAATTGAAAAAGAATTTATGAAACCATTTGAAGAATTTAAAAATGAAATAAAAGAAACTTGTGATTTAATTAAACAGGCTAGTTCTGAAATAGATAATATTGTCAAAGAGGTAGAGAATAGAGAAAAACAAAAGAGAAAAGAAACAATTAAAAAGATATTTGATGAGAATGTAAACGAATTAAAAGAGGTACTTTTATTAGAGAAGATATTTGATGAGAAATGGCTTAATAAAGGTAATTGGAAAGATGATGGAACATTTAAATTAGAAAAAGATTTAATAGATAGAATTAATATAATCAGAAATGATTTATTAACAATAGGAGAATTAAATAGTAAATACGAAGTTGAATTAAAAAATGACTATTTAAATTATTTTCAATTAGGAGAAGTTATAAGAAAAAATAATGAGTTAATTCAAAAAGAAGAAATTTTAAGAAAACAACAAGAAGCAACAAAAAAAGAATTTGAACACCAAAAAGATGAAAAAGTAGAAGCTATGTTGCAAAAACCAGTTGAAACAGAACTAATTGATCCAGTTAAAACATACACATTAAAAATTACAGGAGAGCTATCAAAACTTAATAAACTAAAACAGTTTATGGACCTGAATAATATCAAGTATGAAAAGGTGTAAGTATGGGTTTATTAGATGAAATATTTAATGATTTAATAAAAGATTTAAATAAGTGGAATAAAAAAAACAATAGTGATAGTAATGTAGTTGATAGACTAGAAGATTTAAAAGAAACACTACAAGATAGAATAGATGAAATAGATACAGAGATTAGGTATCAAGAACAAGATAAATCATTTGAAAAAGATGATAGAGATTTTGATGATATGAGAATAGATAGAATGGAGAATTAGAAATATGTTAGAAGAAATAAATGATATTATGTGCAATTTAATAATTGAAAAAACTTATATAAGAGGAGATATAGATAAATTTATAAATGAGGTTATAAAACGAAGTGTAGATGAAGTCGCTCATTTAGTTGAATTAAGTGATGAAGACAAGATAAAAAGGAGATACCTAATACAAATTGGTGATTGTGTAAAATCAATGGGATTTATAAATCGAGTTTTACAAACAAAAAAAATAGAACAAAATAGAAAAGATTTAATTAAATTAGGAAAAGAACTATTAAATATAGCAGACGTATTAATTTCACTAGGAGAGGAAGAAATTTAATGAATAAAGTATGGTTAACAGGTAGAACTACTAAAGATATTGAATTAAGATATACAACATCAAATGTAGCGGTAATACAGTTTACTTTAGCAGTTAATAGAGATTTTAAAAATTCTGATGGAAACTATGATAGTGACTTTATTAATTGTATAGCATTTAAAAGTACAGCCGAACTAATAAAAAAATATATAGAAAAAGGCGATAAATTAGGTATAGTAGGTAGAATTCAAGTAAGGGACTATACAGATAAAGATAATAATAAAAGATATGCTACAGAAGTAATAGTTGATTCAATAGAATTTATGGAGCAAAAGAAAAAGGAAGCAACAAGTTCAACAAATACAACTGTAGTTAATAAATCAAATAGTGAAATATTAAATGATGTTATGCAGGATAAAGACCCATTCGCTGAATTTGGGGATAGTGTAACAATAGATGATAATTTTCTGGAGTAATCTAAAATGAGTACATATAGAGGACAACCTATAAAATTAATTCAATATCTTTATGAACAAGATAGAGAAAAAGTATTTGAAATTAAAGAGTATAAAGAAAAGCGAAATAACAATCAAAATTCAAAATACTGGAAATTATTAGGAGAATTATCTTTAGTTCTAAAAATAGGTATTGAAGAGTTACATTTTCAAATGTTAAAAAATTATTCTCAAAGATATGAAATATTAGTACCTAGTGAAAAAAGTATAAGAGGTATTGAATATTACGAAGAAAAATCGAAGATAAGCAAGAATGGTAAGGAGTACACAGTATATCATGTGTTTACTCCTAGCCATGAACTTGATACAAGTGAATTTGCGATGTTAATGTCAGGATTAATTGAAGAATGTAAGCAAGTAGGAATAGATACAAGAAGCCCAGATGAAATAAAAAAGGATAAGATGTTGTATGAATAGAGATGAAATAATAATACAAAATCAAAATTTAATTTATTTTGTGTTAAAGAGATTAAACTTATACGATAGACATGAAGAACTGTTTGATTTAGGAATGATAGGACTTATTAAAGGCGTAGATACTTATAATCCAGAAAAAGGAACAATGGCTACATATTTATATAGATGTATATATACTAATGTTTTATCATACTTTAGAAAAAAACAACCGTTAACAATATCAATTGATGAATATGTGTATGACCAGTTAACATTAGAAGATACTTTAAGTGATGATTATGATTTTACAAAAGAATTAGAAATAAAAGAGGATTTAAATAGAATATATAATTCATTAAATAAATTGTCTGACAAAGAGCAGGATATTATGATTAAATATTTTGGACTATTTAATACTAAAAGATATAAACAAAAGGAATTAGCAAATTTATATAATCATTCTCAATCCTATATTGCTAGAATAATTCGAGATTCAATAAAAAAAATAAAAGAAGAAATAAAAAGAGATGAGGGATTATACATTGAAAATAAGTAATGACACATATAAAAAACTTGTATGTCACTCAATAGATGCTAAGCAAAATAAATATAAAAATAAAACTGTGGAATATCACGGAATTAAATTTGATTCTAAAAAAGAAATGGCATATTATCTTAAATTAAAAATATTACAAGAAAAAGGATTAATAGAGCAATTAGAATTGCAAAAAGAATATGAATTGCAACCAAGTTTTAAAATCAAAGATAAAACATACCGTAAAATAACATATAAAACAGATTTTAGTTATATATCAAAAGAAGATAATAAATTACACATAGTTGATGTAAAAGGCTTTAAAACAGAAGTATATAAGTTAAAAAAGAAGATGATGGCATATAAATATGGAATTGAAATTGAGGAAATTTAGAAAGGAGAATTTATGAGAGATGAAAAAATAACAGAGAAAATAAGAGATGCAATAAAAATATTAGATGAAATAGATGAGATGATTAAATCACAACCTACAGAATTACAAACAATAGATTTAGAACTAAGTGATTTATACCATTTAATAGAGAATAATGAATTAAGTGATGCAGCTAGTATTAATGTTATAAAAAGAATTCACGAATTAAGGCAAAAACGAAGAAGTCTTAAGAATGAATATGAAATAGAAACAACTTATCAAACACATAAATCTAAATTAACTGGTAATGAAACAAGAACATTTTTAGCAAATGAAATATATAAAACAGTGAAGAAATTAAATTCTGAATATAAAAATAGAGTTTTAACTGATGAAGATATACAGAAATTATTAGAATTTAAAGAAAAAAGGAAACCTGGTAGACCACCCAAAAAAGTAGTTATTGAGGAAAATTAATGAAAGATTTTATGATACAAAAGTTAACTGAATTACTAATTCAGCAAGATTTTATTGATAAAGAAAAAGGACAAGCCACTTATGTTAAGAAAACTAGAGTATATAAAGATTTAATTAAATTAGTAAAAGAGTGTGATATGTATGAAGAAATTAAAAATTGAGTTAATTAATGACCACTTTCAAAATTATAAAGTTTATGGAATTCCTAAAGCACAATTAGTAATAGCAGATATTCCATATAACTTAGGGAATAATGCCTATGCTAGCAATCCAGCTTGGTATAAGGATGGTGATAATAAAAATGGAGAAAGTGAATTAGCAGGAAAAACATTTTTTGATACAGACAATGATTTTAGGATAGCTGAGTTTATGCATTTCTGTAATCATATGTTAATTAAAGAGCCTAAAGAAAAAGGAAAGGCACCAGCAATGATAGTATTTTGTGCATTTGAACAAATGCAAACAGTAATTGAGTATGGTAAGAAGTATGGATTTGTTAATAGTTATCCGTTAGTGTTTATAAAAAATTATTCTGCTCAAGTTTTAAAAGCAAATATGAAAATAGTAGGTGCAACAGAGTATGCAGTAGTTTTATATAGGGACAAGCTTCCTAAATTCAATAACAAAGATATTTATGGACAAAATAAGATGATATTTAATTGGTTTGAATGGAAACGTGATAACTCAAAAGAGTATCCTAAAATACATCCAACCCAAAAACCAGTAAATTTACTAAAAAGATTAATAGAAATTTTTACAGATGAGGGAGATGTAGTTATAGATCCAGTAGCTGGTAGTGGAACAACTTTAAGAGCATGTGCAGAATTAAATCGTAGTTGTTATGGATTTGAAATAAAGAAAGATTTTTGTAGATTAGCAAATGAAAAAATGTTATCTAATATTACAATTCAACAAAATATTTTTGATGAGGTACTTTATGAAAAAAACTGAAATAACAATAATAGGATTAATAATATATTGCATGATGTTTATGTTTTTAGGAATTGGAATAGGAATAGGTATGTAATATGAACAAATTAAGGAAAGTAATAACTGAAATATTAGATGATTATTTTACAAACAAACTTTTAGAAGAAATAAAATGGAGTTTTATTGAAAGATATTTAGATTATAAATTTGAAAGTGATAAGTATAGAATAATAATTAAAGTAAAATTAAAAAAATATAAAGACGAATTTTATTCTGCAATTATAAAAATAGATAAAAATGACAGTTTTAAGTATATGTGTGATTTAGATAATTTTAGAAAACAAATAGATGAAATAATAATTGATTATCAAAGAGAAAAAGGAAGGTATATATAGGATGAAATGTTTAAATTGTGGAGAAATTATTGATGATGTATTAGTTAATACATTTATGTATGATGGTTCAGATATAGAAATAAAGGCACCAATAACACACATATATGATGAAAATACTAAAAAATTAATAGGCGGAGTTATTAGGACTAATTCTAATTGGACAGGCTATGAACTAACAGATGAAGAGAGAAAAGAGACTATAGTATGTCCAAAGTGCAATAAATATCCATTTAATAAAGATGATGAAATAGAAACCCAAGAAATTGTAGAAGTAGTTTGTTTTAAGTAGGTGATTAGATGTTAACATTACCAATAAAAAAGAAATGGTTCGATATGATTAAATCAGGTGAAAAGAAAGAAGAATATAGAGAAATAAAGCCATATTATGATAGTAGATTTGATAAAGCTGGTAAGGAATGTATGGATAAACAAAAAGGATTAGAAGTGATTTTTAGAAATGGTTATTCATCTAATTCACCCAAAATTAAGTGTAATGTTATATTAGCTGTTAACTATGGAAAATTAGAATGGGGAGCAGAACCAGGAAAGTTATATTATGTATTAAAAATATTAAGTGTAGAAGAGGTTAAAGATGAATAGAGAAATATTATTTAAAGCAAAAAGAAAAGATACAAATGAGTGGGTTTATGGTAATTATGTTTATACTGAATATGAAGATAAACATTATATTACTCAACAACTTGAAAATACACATCAATTAATTGAAGTAATACCCGAAACAGTATCACAATACACAGGTTTAAATGATAAAAATGGAAAGAAGATATTTGAAGGCGATATTATGAAAAATAGAAAAGGTGGTATTGGTATAGTTAAATATACTCGATACGCAGAAACTGTATTAGACTTTATCAACGATGTTAGTATGAGTGGCTTTAATCCAGCAATATTAAGAAATTATGAAGTAATAGGAAATATACATGATAAAAAGGAGAATTAAATGAGTGAAGAAGAATTAGAAGAAATAAAAGAAGAAATTGATTTTAGAGAAAGAGAAAATATGTTTTCTTTTAAAGACAAGCAAATAAAGGATTTATACAATGAAGTTGTTAATTTAAAACAAGCATTAAATGAAATAAAAAAAATACTAACTGAATGCAAAAAGTTAATGTCTCATGAATTTGATTGGAATGAACAAACAGATAATATTTTACAAATAATAGATAAATATTTAGGGGGTAGTAATGAAAATAATTGATGTTATTAATGATGTAGCTAATAAAAAATATAAAGTTAAGAATATTACATATGGCAAGCAAAAATATACTTTTGAACAGCTTTTAAAACGTATAGTATATTTTAATGATGATTGTTCGATAACACTAAATAATGAAATAGATAAGCTGGAAATAATAGAAGATAAACCAAGTAAGATAGATTTGTTAGGAAAAATTGATGATAATGCTGGATATATAGACCAATCTGATGTTATTAAAATTGGTGAAAAAGTTGATGAACTAGCAAAAGCAGTAAATTATTTATTAGAAAAGAGTGATGAATAATGGATTTATGGATAAGAAGTCAAGACAAAAAGATATTAATAAAAAATGACTCATTAGCAATTGAAGTAAGTGGTGAATATAGTGTTATAACTAACGGATATAACATTTTAGGTAAATATAGAACAGAAGAACGAGCATTAGAAGTATTAGATGAGATAGTATCACGGATTGAAGAAAATATGAACGGTCCTATTCAACTTGTTTATCAAATGCCACAAGAATAAGAGAGTTATAAGATGATCGATATATTAAAAATAAAAAATAGTAAATATCTAAAATTTTATGTAGAAAATGGATATATATATTGTGAAAATATAAAGACTGATGAAAGAGTTATAGTAGGAAAGGTTGATTAGATGAAAAAGAATATATTAATAATAATTATAGCAATAGCAACATTATTTTTAACTGGATGTAATTGTGGTGGAAATCGAGAGATACTTGAAATGAATTACACTTTTGATTATGCGGAGTGCTATTTAAATGATGAATATGTTAAATACGAAATAAAAAAATGGTCTGATTATGATGGAGAACAAATTCAAATTGTTGCAAAAGATGGAAAAACTTATTTAGTAAGCATGAACTATTGTAGATTAGTAAAAGAATAAATGAGGTGTAAATAATGCTTAGAATAAAAGATAATGTAGATTTAAAAGAATTAGAGAAGTTTGGATTTAAAGAAATAAATTATGCATATATGATTGTTTATAAGTATGAAAACGATTACTGTAATATAATAATTGGACCAGATAGAATAATTCATCTAAATCATTTTACAGTTAATAATACATCAGGATTAGATATCATATATAACTTAATAAAAGCAGATTTAGTAGAGAAGGTAGAAGATGAATAAAAAAATTGATATTAATAATACAACTCTTGAAGAAATATGCAAATGTATAGCAATTATAAATAAACTGCAAGAAGAAGGAATAATGACTTTTGATTTAGAAAAAAATAGAGCAACTATACAAGTAGATAAATTAACTGAATATTTAGAAAATCAAAATATTCAATTACAACAAGAAAATCAGCAATTAAAAGAACAAATGGTAAATTTATATGAAGAATTTAGATTAAATAATGTAAGTTCAACAACACAATATAGAAAGATATTAAAAAAGTAGAAGAAATGGATAGTTAGAATGAGAGGAGAATTTATGGAAGAAAAATATATATCATATTTTGAATTGCTAGTAATGATAAAGAGTGGAAATATACCTAAAGAAATATGCGTAAATTTATCTAGTATGTTTCATCCTTGTATTTATAAGGCAATTTATGATGTTGATAAATTTAATGGATACATTATAGCTGATGCAGACAATATTAGTGAAAACTATAAATTTTATTTATCTGAATGCTTATTAGAAAGTAGTATGTTTGATAAATGTATTGAAATTGTAGAAGATGATATTATGAAAGAAATAGAACTTAAAAATGAAGATATTGTTTGTTATTATGATAATAGCATTCATTATATGAATACAAATAAAAAAGATAGAGAAGTCTATATAAAAACATTAAATCAATTAATAAGAAATCAAAATAAGATATTTCAGCAACTTAATAAATAAAAATTAGGGGAGTTTTGGAATAAATTATGGAGGCAATATGGAAAAACAAGAGATTTTTAAAACTTTATCCCAATATAAAAAAAAATTAGAGGATAAAGGATATAAAGTAATTTATATAGGATTGTATGGTTCACAAAATTATAATGTAGATGATGAGTTTAGTGATATAGATGCAAAAGCAATTATATTGCCATCATTACACGATATTATTTTTAGAAAAGTAACAAGTAAAACTATTGAATGTGAAAATGGAGCTATAGATGTCAAAGATTTAATTACATTCTATGATGTTATTAAAAAAGGTAATTTTAGTTATATAGAAAGTATTGATACAGAATATTCAATAGGAGATAAATATATAAAAGAATTATTTCAGCAATTTAGACCCAATTTAAAATCTATATTAGGTGCTATGCATGAAAAAAGGAAGGCATTAACACATGAATATCCAAGTAAACATGAAGAATTTAAAAAGTGGGGATTTGACCCTAAACAATATCATCATATTTTAAGACTTCATAATTTATTGGAATATATAGATACTACTAAAACACAAGTAAGTTATTTAAAATATCAAGATAGTGCTAAAAATTTTATGATAGCAGAAAAAAGAAATAAAAATAATTATACAAGAGAACAAGTTGAAAAGTGTAGTGATTTAGAATTAGAACAAGCCCAAAAACTTATTCCAAAAGATTATAAATATGAACCTATCAATATTGATAATGAAATAAACAAGTATATTGAAGAAAATATAAAATTAGAATTATTAAAAGATAATAATACAGTATCAGCTAGGGTATATAGAACTTTCGATGGCAATATACCTAAAAAAGATTTAGAAAAGTTTCCGATTTTAAAAGAATATGAAGGACAAGATATATCTTATATTGTTTATGAAAGTATAGATATATTATAAAAATTAATTCAGGGGAGTTTTGGAATAATTAGGAGGTAATATGGAAGAATTTAAAGAACTTTTTGAAAAAGGAAATAATAGAATATTAGTAAATTACAATAATATATATCATAGTTATCAAATTGAATTAATAAATTTAAAACTGTTAGAAGAAGAAAAGGAAGAAATAAGAAAAAAATATTTTAAGACAACATCATCTCCAGAAAATAGTAGTTCTAATGGCAATTCTAACGATAAATATGAATTATATATGATAAATCTTGATAAGAAGAAAACATTGGACAAAATTCAAGTTCAGAGAAATATTGTAAATAGATTGAAATATTACTTAAACAAAATTAACTATCATTTATCTAAACTTGAAGGGATAGAATATAGGCTATATTATAAGATAATAAACGGAATTAATGTTAGTAGAGCAATAGAAGAGATTGTTTCAGAAAATATTATTAATAATGAAAAGCCTGAAGATTCTAGAATAATATGGAAAAAATACTATCCTAATATAAAAAAAGATGTAGAAAATTTTTATAAGATACAAGATCAAATACAGGAATTTTATACAATAAAAAAGGCAAGAGTACAGTGAAAGTACAGTAAAAGTTGTGATAATATGTATAATAGAGCAAAGCACTAAAGGTGATAGTTCACTAAGCAATGCTCTTAACCCCTTTTATTCTTGATATGATGTATACCACTACCAATTGGTAGTGGACTGGTGATATAGAAAAATCTTGACAGAGGTTCAAAAGAGTTTGTTTATGATTGAAAAATAATTCTGTCTTAGATTATAAATAAAGTCTTGGGTTTATATCATTGGTCCAGTACTAATTGAAGTAATTTTTGAAAGGAGGAAACTCCTATCTTTCTTACAAACTTCAAGAAGTACTATTAATGTAATTCTTTTTATTTTCATTTATGAAGTGCTGATTTAAATATCAGTACTCTGAATAATATATATAAGGCTCTGTTAAAGTTTTGCTATATACCTATTAACATCCTAAAATAGCAATTTATATTATTTAGAGTAGTGCTAATTAAGTTTAGTATAAAATATGTCTAAATGTTATATGTTGGCGACATTAATGTCGGAGACCTACAATATAAGTTTTATAAGAGAATAAATTATTTCTCTTTTTTTGTGGTGATAATTATGAAGAATAAAAAGAAAGAAGATATATACTATTGTTTTAAATTTAGATGTAAGAGATGTCCTAAATCTAAAGAATGTGAGAAAGAAGCAACAAAGAAAAAAAGTAGGTGAGGCAGGTGGCAAAGTATGACTGGAAACAGTTAGAAAAAGAATATATATTAGGTGACTATAAAAGTGTTAGTTCATTTTTAAAAGATAAACATATACCTTATAATGGTAATACAAAAAAAAGCACTTCAGGTTGGAAAAATAAAAAAGTGTTAAAAGAGGAAGAGAAAAGTGCTAAAACAATAGAAAAAGTTATAGAAAAAAAAGCTGAGAAAGAGGCTGATGATATAGTAAGAATAAAATCATTAGCAAGTACCCTTATAGATAAATTAGAAGAAGCAACTCAAGAGCTTAATAAGTATATAATTAGAAATAAAGTAAAACAAAAAGAAGTCATATATGATAATAAAACCATGAAGCCAAGTAAAGAAACTATACTCGAAAATGAGGATATTAAATTTATAGAAGGAGATATAGATAGGAATGGATTAAAACAATTAACATCTTCACTTAAAGATTTAAAAGAAATATTAGTTAATAAAGATGAAAATAGCGATGGATCATCATTGGCTGACTTAATTCAAAAAGCATATGAGAAAAAAGGTGAAACAAAATAATGGACACACAAGCAATTATGTATTATAAAGATAGGCCAATAGAATTTGTAAGAGATATAATAGGAGCAGAACCGGATGAAATACAATGTGAGATATTAGAAAGTGTAGCACACAATCAACTAACGAGTGTAAGGTCGGGACATGGAATAGGAAAATCAGCATTGCAAAGCTGGTTAATCATTTGGTTTATATGTACAAGGCCTTTTCCTAAAGTACCATGCACAGCTCCTACAAAACATCAATTATATGATATTCTGTGGGCTGAAGTGGCTAAATGGATGAATAATGTCCCACAACTCAAGAACGAGTTAGAATGGACTTATGAAAAATTATATATGAAGGGTCACCAAGAAAATTGGTTTGCGGTTCCAAGAACAGCAACACAACCAGATGCATTACAAGGTTTTCACTCTGAACATTTATTATATATAATAGATGAAGCGTCTGGAGTTAAAGATAGTGTTTTTGAACCAGTATTAGGTTCTTTATCGACAAGTGACTCAAAACTTATTATGTGTGGAAATCCAACTCAATTAAGTGGATTTTTTTTTGATAGTCATAATAAGAATAGAGAAATATATAAAACATTTAAAGTAAGCGGAGAAAATTCTAAAAGAGTCTCTAAAGAATATATACAAATGATTATTGATATGTATGGTAAAGATAGTGATGTATATAGAGTACGTGTGGCTGGAGAATTTCCTAAGGCTAATCCAGACAGTTTTATTCAACTTGATTGGGTAGAAAATTGTAGTATTCAAGAGAATAAATTGCCTGAAATATTTCCTAAAGTAATTGATATTGGTGCTGATATAGCACGATATGGAGACGATGAAAGTGTTATATGTTCATTATATGATAAAACTATTGAACAACCATTAAATACTATATTTCATAACGATACAATGCAAATAACAGGTAAATTAGTAATAATGATTGATAAATATCTAAAACAGTTTAATAAGGTAAAAATTAATGTAAAAATAGACTGTGATGGTTTAGGTGTTGGTGTTTATGATAGATTAGTAGAGATTAAAGATTCTAAAAGGAATTGGGATAATGTAGAAATATATGAATGCCATTTTGGTGGAAAAGGTGGAACTAACGATAATAATGACCCTATTGAATTCGCTAATTCTACAGGTTTGATGTGGGGATTAATAAGAGAAAAATTAAGAAATAATAAATTAACATTAGTTTATGATGATAAACAAATATCTCAATTAAGTAATAGAAAATATGCAATTAATAGTGATGGAAAAATCCAATTAGAAAAAAAGGAAGATATGAAAAAAAGGGGATTACATTCTCCAGATAGAGCAGATGCGTTGGCACTAGCAATTTATGACCCACCTACTGCAAAAGTATTTATAAAATAGAGATGAAGGAAGTGATAAAATGAAAGTAGATATTAGCTTATTACCTAATCTAGAATTAGGAGAAGTACCAATTCAAATATTAAAAAATTTAATACAAGATCATCGAGAATTAAAATCAAAATATGAACGATTAGAAAAATATTATGAAACAAAAGATACAATAAATAAATCTAGATTATTGTCTACATCTGTAAATAACAAAACAATAAATGGCTATGCGAAATATATAACTGATATAAATACAGGATATTCATTATCAAATAAGGTAAATTATAATGTCAATGAAAATATAGATATTCAGCCAATTTTAGATGAATATAATAGGCAAACAATTTCCTCAGTTGATAAACAAAACAAAAAATCTTGTAGTAAATTTGGTAAATCTTGTGAATTTACTTATGCTGATAAGAATGCCAATCCAAAAACAAAGCATATCAATCCAGGATGTGCTTTTATTGTAACTGACAATACACTAGAAGAAAATGAACTATTTGGAGTTTATT